CACTGTGGGAATAAACAGCAGTCTTTACAATCAAACTTACACAAAGGTAGTTGATCAAAATGCTGTTACGAATACTGATCCTACTAGAAATAAAATGGAAATTAGGCATGTCAGCGGTGCAACCTATAGTGATATTGTTGTAAGTTGTTTGCTTGATTATGGTGAACCGGACGGTCAAGAAGCATTTGATAATAGCGTAAATCTAGATGGCAATTTTGTTTTTGACGAGTTGGGATTAAAATCATATGATCCTAACGGCAGTGGTAAGTTATTGACTCATGTAATTTTCCACCCAGTTCAAAAATCTCTTAATAGGCTACTACAGATAGATTACACAATTCGAGTTCAAAGTTTAACTGGTTTTAACGAGGTATAATAGATGCCATATATTGTAAATTTTACAGACAAAGAAAATAAAAGTCCAATTACGGTTTTCGATAATACTTCTAGCCAGGACACAAGTTTAACATTTCCTGGACGTAATGTTACAGGATATGGACAAATTATTGCAGAAAACTTTTTATCGCTGCTAGAAAATTTTGCATCAGCAACACAACCAGTCAATCCAGTCGAAGGACAGTTATGGTATGATACGACCAATGGAGTATTACAACTTTTTGATAATACAAACTGGAAGGCAGCATCTAACATACAAAAATCTCCGACTGAACCTAGTGTTGAGGATTCGAAGGTCGGCGAATTATGGGTTGATACAACAAATCAACAATTAAGAATTTATACAGGAACTAGATGGTTATTAGTAGGACCTACTGAAAGTGCTATCGATGGTTTAAGATATGGTCCAGCAGTTGAAAAGATTATTGATCAGGATAACCTTGATAAAAATGTTTTAATTTTATACATTGCAGACCAACCAGTTGTAATTGTATCCAAGGATACATTTACTCCTAAGATTAATATTACAGGTTTTGAAAGAATACAATCTGGTATCAATGTAGCAACTCCAGCAAACGATGACGAAGCATTAGAGTTTGCAAGCATCTTCTTAGGAGGCAACCTACCTAAACTAATAGGAACTGCAAAGAATGCTGATGCACTTAATGTCGGCGGTGTTGAAGTTTCAGCAGGAAAGTTTCTTAGAAGTGATAAACTTAACACAACTGAGTTTGGTTTAAACGTAAGAAATAATTCGGGTATGATAATTGGAATAGATGGAAACTTCCAATTAACAACTTCTTCCACAGCAGCAAAAGTTTATAACTCAGCAGCAGGTAGTTCATTAGATTTACAAATTAATAGAAATGGTGTTCCAAGCACCATTCTAAGAGTGTTGGACGATAGAGTAGGTATTAATGTTGCTGCTCCTGATGCAGAATTAGATGTTGATGGAGACATACAGTTATCAGGAACACTTTTAGTAAACAACACAAATGAATCAATTAACCTTTCAACGGGAAGTTTACAGACCGCAGGCGGTGTGGCAATTAACAAAAACCTTAAGATAGGAACCACACTTGATGTTTCAGGATTAACAACTCTTACAAATGCTGTTCCTTTGGGCAGTGATACATATGATTTAGGAACCACTTCAAGAAGATGGAATAGTGTTATAGCGAAGAAAGTTATAGCAGATGAAATCGAAGGAACAATTTCTGGTAACATTACGGGTAATGCTAACACGGCAACAAACCTAAAGAATGTAACAAGTTTTTCAATGTCAGGAGACGTTGTTGCTCCGGCTATACAATTTGATGGACAGGTAGGTAGTTATTCAAAAGTATTTTCTACTTCACTTACCGCTAACATTATTAAGAGTAAGTCTCAACCAACGCCCAACGTATCTGCAAAAGAAGATCAAATATTGGTATATAGACCATCAGCAGAAGCAGGTGGCTCATCAGGATTATTAAAACAGGATAGAAATACATTTGTTGGAGACCTAGGAGTTCCAATCGGCGGTATTATACCTTATGCAGGTTCAACTGCACCTTATGGTTATCTACTTTGCGATGGCGGTGAAGTTGAAATAGCAAAATTCCAAACATTATACGATGTCATTGGAACAACATATAATGGTAGTGCTGCACTGAATGGTTCAGGAACGTTTAGAGTTCCAGATCTAAGAGGTAGATTTGCACTAGGTAAGCACAACATGGACAACAATATTAACGTGCCAAATGCGTTAGGTGGATTTGTAGATAACGGTGGCGGCACACCTAGTCCTGCAAGAGTAGAAGGAACTGAACCTGAAACTTTAGCAGCATCGAGTGGTAGCAGCAAGGTTTCATTAACACTTTCTAACTTGCCTGATCACAGCCACACTTTACAGGCTGATGGACAGCAGTTCTATGTTACTAGAAATGACACGGCACCAACAGTTTCTTCAATTCCAGGTAGAGGACCAAATAACCCAGGCGAATCACAGTATTTGTCAGACAGTGGACCAGTTAAGAAGCCAACAGGCGTTACTCTTGGATCTGCTGTTGGTATTATGAATCCATACTTAACATTAAATTATATAATTAGATCTGGACCACCAGCATTTGAAACGATAGGAACATAAGATGGCATATCAGATAAACAAAACCGATGGAACAATTGTAGCAACAGTTGCAGATGGACAGGTTGATAATCTGTCAACTGATATTACTCTTATTGGTAAAAATTACAGTGGCTTTGGTGAAGCACTAAATGAAAACTTTATCAAACTATTAGAAAACTTTTCAAGCACCACACAACCAGAACATCCTGTAAAAGGTCAAATTTGGTTTGACGCAACGGAAAATAAATTAAAAGTATACAGCGGAACAGCATTTGTTCCTGTGAGTTCAGCAACAATTGCAAACACACAACCAACTACACTTGGTGTTGGCGACCTTTGGTTCAACGAAAATGCCAAACAGTTATATTTTTATGACGGAACAGAAACAATATTGCTTGGACCTGACTATTCTGAACAACAGGGCGTTAGTGGTTTAAAAGTTTCCAGCATATTGGATACACTTAACCAGACTCGTGTTATTACTTCATTATACAATAACGGTGTTCTACTAGGAATATTTGCAAAAGACTCCTTCACACCAAAGAATGCAATAGAAGGATTCAGTGGTAGCATTGAACCAGGTTTCAATCAAGGAACACTTGCAGGAATAAAGTTTGATGTAACGGCAACAAATGCAGAACAGTTGGGTGGTATTGATGCAACAACATATGCGAGAAGAGATACTTCCAACTCATTTACAGGACAGGTTAGGGTAAACAGCAACTTGGGAATAGTATTTGGTTCAGGTGACCAAGGTAACCTCACAGTTGATGGTAACAGTAACGTATTCTTTTCAAATGCTGCTTCCGATAAGGAACTAACAATTAACGTTAGAAAGGGAATTGTCCAAGAAGATGCCATAGTAATTGATGCTGCAAGCAGAGCAATTGGTCTTTATGAAAGTTTTACATCAAGTTCGGTCACAGTAGGCGGAGACTTTGAAGTAAAAGGAGATACCGTAATTAGAGGAACGCTTACGATTAACGATGGCGATCTTCTAGTAGAAAATACACAAAACCTAGTTGTAGAAAACAAGAACATCATCCTAGCAGAAACGGGTAATGCTGCTACCAACTCTGATACAATATCAGATGGCGGTGGAATTATTCTTAAAGGTCCTGCAGGAAATGTTGATCACGTATTACTTTGGTCAAACCTAGGTATTGCGGCAGATTCGAGAACACCTGCGCTGGCAGCACAGGCTTGGACAAGTTCGGAACACATAAATCTTGCAACTGGTAAGGAATTTAAAATTGACGGTGTAACGGTTCTAAGTGGATCTGCACTAGGAACGGGAATTACAAGCATTCCTGGTGTTACATCTTTCGGAACACAAAACGTTGTTAACATAGGTTCAACACCTCCGACATCGGACATGAAGTTGGAAGTTGACAGCGGAAGTAGCAATCCTAGAATTACAACGCTGCTAGCCAACTCGGATCTAGAATTAGCACCGGACGGAACGGGTAATATTGCACTTATAGGTAGTCCTAAGATTACAGGAATGCTAGATCCTACGGACGCACAGGATGCTGCAACAAAAGAATATGTTGATAATGTTGTTGAAACAAGAAGTTTAGCATTTTCGATGGACTTAACTGACGGTAAACCAAACAGTTATATTGCAAATACCATTTTAGCAGATCTTGCACCCGTGGCAGACTACAGAAATGGAACTATAGCAAGAATACTTTGCACGGTTGTTTCAAACTCTACGGTAAATTTAGACATTAATCCTTTGATTAGTGATCCAACAGCAGAATTTAATACGCCAACTGGAACTGCATATGCGGTAACTAATGTTTCCATTAGCACTGCAACTGTTCCGGCAGCAACTATAACAACAACTAGAGTTATTAAGGTATTCCAGTTGCTTGCAGGCACATGGACATACGTATCAGAATCGGTATTACCATAAGGAAATTGAGGAGCGTAAATGGCATATGTAATTAATAAGAGCGATGGAACAGCGTTTGTAACGCTCGAAGACGCAACAGTTGATAATTCTACAAGTATTACACTCGTAGGAAGAAACTATGTCGGATACGGCGAAGCGCAAAACGAGAATTTTCTATTTCTATTAGAAAATTTTGCCCACGAAATTGCACCAGTAAAACCAATCATCGGACAGTTGTGGTATGATAAGACTCTAAGTGTTATCAAGGTCTATGATGGAACAAATTGGGTGGCTCTTGGAGCAGCAACATATTCTGCTGATGCACCATCTAACCC